GCAATTCTTCAAAAAAAAAGCCGTCTCGTTATCGTTCAACCCGGCAGCCATGATAGCGCTAAGTGTTTCGGTCGTGTACAACCTGTTTATGATACGCCAATGAATAGCATGAAGCAGGGGGATGTTAGCCCATCCGTTCAATAGAAGCAGACTGGCAATCCTTGCATCGGAAGTGTTAAGGTATCTCAGCCTCTTCCTCATTCCTTTCACACTTTCGTCCTTGCTGAAAAACTTAACCCTTAGCTGGATGTCGTTTATCTTATTGAGGATATTCCGCTTGGTGTCTCCAATCCTGAATGTCCTGCCGAGAACAGTGACAGACTTCTTGTCACCCCGTTCAATCCTGTGCGCAATCTTTAGTAGATCTTTTTCGTCCATAATAAAAAAGTCAAAAGAGAGGGGGAATCAACCCCCGCCCTAATTAAGTGTAAGCAAGTTCTCCCTCTACGAACATTACCGTTTTCAGGTTTACCGTGTCGATAGCTTCTGCGGAAACATTCACACGAATACCAACTTCCTTTCCGTCCATTTCAAGGTTGGCGACAATTCTCGCTCTTGGAATGATGATGGAACGGTCTGCCGTGTCGTTGGCGATCATTATCGGTCTTTCCAGAATAGCGGGTTTGTGCATCAGTCCGAGAACGGTTGCAGACGCCGGTATTCCGTTTTCACCCGTAAAGGTGTCGGAGATGGTTTCAGCCCCGAAGAACTCTGTTAACATTTCACTTGATGTGGATGCTGCGAAGAACTCAAACCCGAACGTGCCCTCGGTAGTCAGGTTATAGTAGGTCTTGCCCTGCTCGTTTTTCAACGGTTCAAGGCTGGCAGCTTCTCCTGTGAAACTTGTGCTGTCCAGCTTGATGTGCCCCAGCGATTCGGGGCTTGCCAGCGTGGACAATTTAGCCGTTGCGTAGTCCGCAGGCTTGGCAAACATTATAATGTCGGATTGTCCAACAAAATGTTTGTTTAATGCTTCAATTTTACCTATTGCCATAATTATGATTTTCTAAAGGTTATGTTAATTAGTTTTGTACTGTACCCCTCGTAAATACCACCGCCGGAATAGACGATGTTTCCAGGGTCGAGAGAAAATACGTATCCATCGCTGCTCACTGCCGCACCATCCTTGAAAAGCCCGTCAAATGTCGATAGGATGATGTTTTCCCGCACGGTGTTTCTTCCACCCGTGGTTAGTAGTTTTACGTTGATGGATAAGAGAACATATCCCTGCACCAAGCCCATTTTGGTCAGGTTGGTTTTCAACCCGCCATTCTGTCGCAGTTCAATGTATTCGTCTGGCAACCCACTTGTAGGTTTGTCGCCAGTATAGATTTTCTGTGTCACTCCATAGTCGGTGAGGACTTGTTTCAAAACGCCAGTAGGGTTAATGTCGGACAACTTCATGATTTCCTCCCGTATAGTTTTACTATTTCATCGAGAATAAGCTCGAACTCAGTAGATAGCATGTCGGTGAAGAACCCACTGTTTCTTGCGCTGCTGTCAACATCTTCCGCATAGGGCATTGACGAGAACAGAACGATGTGGTCTCCATTTCCGTAGTTGCTCATACCCGTGTTAAGAACGTGGTCTATCATGTCTTCACCCCATATCGCCACCCAGTTGATTATCCGTGGCTCTTTCGCCTTTCGTGGCATTACAAACTTCTTCAGTGTTCCGCTGCGATATACCCCGACGCCCGTACTGTCTTTCAAGTTGTGGGTGTCAACGGGTATCACGTCCGAACTTTCGATATACCTTATCACGGCCTCTGCCGTATCAACAAGTATATTTTCGGTCAACATGTCTATATCCCTGTAGAACTCCTTAAAGTCAATTTGTGCCATCTTTCAACCATATACAGGTGTCGTTCAACTCGGGGAAATCAGCGTCGTAGATAGCCTCCCAATCCTTTACAGTGTATGTTGTCACCCTCCCGTTCCATGTGGTAACCGTAACCTTGTCGTTAATCTCGAAGATCACGTTGTTCACTGGAATGAAAAGTATCGGCTCGTGTTCGAACTGGAAGCCATCGTATCTGGTCTGTCCTGATATTTCCAGCAGACATACACCGTTATACAATTCGGTGAAAGTCTCAACACCGTTGCTGTCCACTTCGCCCGTAGAGCGACCTATAACACATGAATCTGGATAATCCACCATCGTCAATCCCCTCTTAAATGGACAAACCGTGCGGACGAGGAGACGGAGGCGCTTTCACCCCACTTGGCGTAGAGATGGTTAGCCATTTCCCTGAACGCACGTCTGTCATATACCCCAAACTGGTAGGTGCGCTCACTCACGCTCCTATTTCCTTTTTGAACCCTTCTGCCGCCGCCAGAAGCCGCACTTGCAAGAATCATGTACAGATCGGCGGTTGCCAAATCCCTAATCTTCTCGCTTACGTTTTCAAACGGCTCGTCAGCGGAGACACCTCTCCGAGTAAGGACAGTAAGGATGTTCGCATCCGAAAATGTGAAATCAAAACTGCCCTTTAAAAACTCGGAAATAGTCATATCATCAAGAGTTAGCGGTTACTTTCAAAATCCACATGTACTTGGGCTTGTCAGGCACAACCAAAGCAGTCATCTCGGTTTCGATGCGCTGTTCTTTCAACATGGTCTTGTACTCGTAAGACATGAGCAGGCGACCACCGTAGTAGTCGGCATATATGCCTTGCGGGTCAACCTTTATCGGAACAACGGAAAGGATTTCTCCAATCTGACCGTCGGGAACAAGTGCCCACACATCGGGAGCGAAAGACCTTACGTCAGTACCAACTACAGCCTTTTTAGACTTGTCGTACTTGTCAACACGAGAGAGACTGTCGATAACCTTGATCGGGAATCCGATGATTGCTTCGAGAGCTGCCTTTCTACCCTCTTCGCCGGCGTTCTTTGCAACGTTTGAAGCGATAGCGTCTGAAGCGGCTGCCGGGAACATGTGATAACCGATAGCCTTGACAACAGATGTCTGTGCAAGGGTTTTCTTGAATGTCAGCTTGTCAACCTCGAAGTGAAAGGCGGAACCTTTTTCCTCTGCTGCGGCAGCAAGAGCTTTCAAGTCGGCAATAGGGTCGGCAGCTGAACCTTCGGCGTAACTACCACCGTTATCATACCACCAGCGTGCAGTTCCGGTCTTTTCAACCTTGTTTGCAACCGGAATGCTTGCCGAAAATACGGTTGCCTTGAATCCGCCGGCGTTGTTATTTTCGGTCAACTCCAGCTTGCCAGTCGACACCATCTGGTGTCTCTGATAAGTAAGGGAGTTGGTGTGGGCATCAATCAGCTTCTTTACCGCTCCGAGCAGGGTGCGTTGAGCGTTAACCCCGAAATCCTGCTGGATAGAATTAAGAATAAGCTGTTGGCGATATTGGTTTTCGTCGAATGCGGCGTACTTTTTCATTCTCGGTATCTTTCCCCTGGAGAGAGACTCGCCCTCGAAAGAGATGGGGGTACCGGGAGAGTTCAGGTCAACGTATGTTGCCATAGCATTGATACTGTACTCTTTTTCCAGTTGTTCGAAAGAGAATCCGGGCTGCATGGGAGCAAAAGCGAACCCTGATGTGTCCAGCTTGTTGTACTGGTCTTTGAACGTGTCAACGAATGCCTGCAGGGTGTAGGAATCAGAACTACCCGCTGCCATGGCTAAAATGTCATAAAATGATTTTTCTCCTGTCCACATAGCTTAGATTCCTTTCTCAAATTTAATTCCAACGTATTCCAAATGTCTCTTATAGGCTGCGGGGATAGCAGGGATTCTATCTTCAAAGACTCGTCCAGCATCAACGATGGCGCCAGTTCCGACGGTGTCGCCATCTTCCTTTACAACATCATGCCACAGCAATCCGGCGGGAACAGCCGTTTCTTTAACTACAGCACCTGCCCCGGACTTGTCGGCTTCCGCATAGATAGTGCCTGCGGTGGCGGTTCCGAGGGCATTAGCCTCAATAGTAATAGTGTGAGTTCCGTCACCGTTATCAACAGCGGCAGAATAAGCAACACCAGTTCCAGTTCCTGCAATTGTTGAAGGGACTACAATTAAGTATCCACCGGTAGGAACAAGAGGGGCGGCCCCGTAAAGGATTGCCTCAGTATCCGTAGCCAGCAATGTTTTAGCCAGCTCATAGAAATAAATAGGCTTGATGGTTCCGCCAGCGGCATCGAGAGCCACGGGAACGCCAGCGGGAATGACGGTTCCCACCGCAAGCGAAGAGAAGCCGTCAATGCTGCCTCCGCTATGCTTTACGCCCGAAATCTCCGACCACACCTGAACAGGTGCTTTAGATGTAAGGGTTTTTTGTCCGTAAGTATTAAAACTCATAATCAATCAATTTTAAATGTTAGTTAATCATTTCTGCTTGCGCATCAAGCTCCGCCCTTAGTGCGTCGAATGTCGGCTTCTTGTCTCTGGGTTCTCCCTTTTCGGGTACAATCCCGAACCTGCCAGCCGTCCTCGCAGCTTTCTCGATGAATTCAGCTTCTGCGTTTTCCTGACTGAAGTCAAAACCGTCCGCTGCAGCCTCGAGCACGTTCTGCGGGTAGATGTTAGCCTTTGCAAAGGCACTTTTTCGCACCTGTTCGGCGGCTCTGCGCTTGTCCTCTTCCGCAAATCGCTGGTCGTAGCTCTCGAATTTCTGCATGAGCGTTTTTACCCATTTGGGTTCGTCTTCATCTTGAGGTTCTTCCTCTTTCTTCGGTTCGTCCTTGGGAGCGGGCTTTGTCTCCTTGGCTTTCCTGAGAGCATCTGCTACGTCTTTTCTCACGTTCCCTGCGATTGTATTGAAAATAGGGTCTGCAATCTTGAGGAAGTCCTCCGCGGATGTTTCCTCTGTCACAATAGGCATCAGGGTTTCCAACACCTCGTTTATTGTTCGTTCACTGATTTGCGAGTTTTTCGCATACTTTTCCCTGAGGCTTTCAAGGATTTCCGTTTTCTGAATCATACTTTTAATAATAAGTTAGTTAATAAAAAAACATGAAGTAAAGGTATAGATTTATACTTGTTTTAACAATAGTTTGCAATAGCACAAGCCCTGTTTGTCGGTGATTGATTCACAACCGTTCGGTGCATGTCGTGTAACACAAGCATTTAATAGGTATATTTGACATTTGTAAAACGCAAATAAAGTTTGTAGATGGAGGTGCTTGACTGGCAGGAGGAGTTTGACGGGATGCGGCTGAATGACGGCTCGCAGACGGAGGCGTTTCTCTGCACATCAGATATAGTGATATACGTTGGAAACAGGGGTGTAGGGAAAACACACCTCATGCTTTACAGGGCTCTTCCACACATCCACAAGCCGCACTACAGGGCTATCTACTTCCGAAAGATGGTAAAGGA